GTATTTAATTTAAGAAACTCTTTTTTAGCTATTGGTGCTGGTCTTGTAGTTAAAGGATTTATAGATGCTGGTATTCAAGTTGAAAATCTTGGTGTTCAATTAAAAACATTATTCGGCTCTGCTAAAGCTGGAGAAAAAGCTTTAAAATCAATTACACAATTTGCCGCTAAAACTCCATTTGAATTAAAAAATATTCAACAAGGTGTAACTTCACTAGCAGTCGTTAGAGAACAAGCTGAAAAAGCTGGGTTAAGTTTTGATGACCTATTAATACTTACAGGAAATGTAGCGGCACAAATGGGTGGAGATTTTGCATTTGCTTCATTTCAAATTCAAAAAGCATTTAGCACAGGTATTGCGGCGGCAGAATCTCTTAAAGAAAGAGGTGTTGCTGGTATGGCTGGTTTTCAAGCTGGAGTAAGTGTTAATGCTGACGCAACTATTAAAAAAATGAATAAAGCCTTTGGAAAAGGTGGAAAGTTTGGAAATCTTATGGACGAACTTTCTAAAACATTATTTGGTACTATTTCAAATATAAAAGATGCTTTTTTTATTTTTCAAGTTGAAGTATCTAAAGGTTTTTTTACCGCATTAAAACAAAATTTAGGAGATTTAAAAAAAACAGCAGAAGAAAACAGAAAAGAAATTGCTAAGTTTGGTGCAGTTATTGGTAAAGGATTAAGTAAAGCAATACAAGGTACATCAGATGCTTTAAAGTTTTTAAAGAATAATTTTGAATTTTTAAAAAATACTATTTTAGCTGTTATAGGAATTAAAATTGNAACTTTTTTTGGTCAATTTATTTTATTAATTGGACAATTAAGAAATGCTATGCTTTTATTAAATGTGTCTATGTTAGCCAACCCTTTGTTTTTAGGTGTGGCGGCAGTAGCTATGATAGTTGCTGGAATTAATAGTGTAACAACAGCANTTAAAGAAGGCAAAACAGCAATAGATTCGTATGCAAAAAGCTTAGAGTATTTTCCTTATGATGAATTTGATAAAGCAATGGGAATGGGTGATAAAACTTCGGGCATTTTTCCACCAAATAAACCAAAAGGGTTACAGGTTTTTGGAGATGATAAAAAAATAACAGAAGTTATCTCTGACAAAAGTGTAAATCAAATTGAGGAATTTGTTAAAAAAATAAAAGATTTAAACGATAATCAAATGGTTAAATTAAAAGAATCTTTTGCAACCATTGGTCAAACACTTGCAGTAGGAATTTTTAATTCAATAGATGCTATTTCTAAAACATTAGCAGAATCAATCATATTAGGAAAAAACTTAGGAGATGCTTTTAAGAAATTTGTTCAAGGTGCAATAGTTAATGCGTTAGGTTCTTTAATTAGTTTTGTTATTAAAAAGTTATTTTTATATGCACTTGAAAAACTATTCCCAGCTATATTTAAACAACAAGACGATTTAGAAAAGAAAAAACTAGGAACTATGAAAAAACAAACTGGCGAATTAATGAAACAAATTGCATTACAACTTATATTAAGTGCATTAGGTGGTGGTGGTGGTTTTGGATTTGCAGAAGGTGGTAGAGTTAATGGAACTAGAGCCAATGGTGGTCAAACACAAAATGGAAACTCTTATATCGTAGGAGAACGAGGTAGAGAATTGTTTATTCCTTCTACTGATGGACAGATTGTATCTAATGAAAACTTAAACGGAATGGGTGCAACCAATATTAATTTTACAGTACAGGCAACAGATGTTAAGGGAGTTCAAGAATTATTGATTGACAATAGAGCAACAATAACAAATATAATTAACACAGCTTTAAACCAAAAGGGCAAACCAGCATTAGTATAATATGAGCGGACAATTTCCTACAACACCCCCAGCAAAGTCAGCAAACATTAGATCGTTCAACAAACGATTGTTAGTGTAACTACTTCAGGAAGAAAACAAGCTAGACAGATTGACGGACAACGATTTGCAATTACTTTACAATTCCCAGCTATGACTAGAGCAGAGTTTGCACCTATCAGAGCATTTATAATGAAACAAAGATCACAGCTTAATAATTTTACAGTTATCCCACCTATTGATTCTAATGCACAAGGTGTGGCTTCTACTACTATCTCAACCAATGCTTCTGTATCTGCTGGAGCAACTACTTGCACAATAGATGGCATGACTACTTCTACTAACGGAATATTGAAAGCTGGAGATTACTTTAGATTTACAGGACAGACTAAAGTTTATATGGCAGTAGAAGATTTAAACGCAGACGGATCAGGAGAAGGTACGCTAACATTTGAACCACCTTTAAGAACTGCTGTTACAGATGATACAGATTTAATTTATGACAATGTTGATTTTACTGTTACCTTAGTAAATGATGTTCAAGAATATAACTTAGGTATTCAAGGTTATTACAGTTACGAAATTGATGTAGCAGAGAGTTTATAATGGCTAGAGGATTAACAAGGCAGTTAATAATGAACTAGCTACAGACAAACTAAATCCAGTTACTTTACTTTATCTAAATGTTGGTTCAGGTTATAGATTTACCGATCATTACAAAGACATAACTTTTGATTCTAACACTTACACAGCTTCCTCTTTATTATTAGGAGTTACTTCAACTTCTGAATCTTCAGAGATAACAGTAAGTAATTTAACTTTAAAATTTACTGGTGCAGATCAAACCATCATATCTTTATTTTTAAACAATCAATATTTAGAAAGAGAAGTAGAAGTTTATAAAGGTTTCTTAGATGCGAACCAAGCTGTTATTGCTGACCCATTTTTATTATTTAAAGGTAGAGTAGAAAGCTTTGGTATCAATGAAACTTTAGATAGTTCTGATGTAGATATTGTGGTTACTTCTCATTGGTCAGACTTTGAAAAAGTAGAAGGCAGAAAGACTAACACCAACTCACAACAACTACATTTTGTCAACGATCAAGGATTTGAATTTGCTTCACAAACAACACAAGATATTAAATGGGGTAGAGCATAATGCAAGATGTAGTAGATTTATTTAGAAACTTTAAAAAGTATGACTCTATGGAAGATGCTGATTTAAGATTATACTTAATGCCTTCTTTTAATTTAAGACAATGTAAAAAGTTTTATGATGGAGATCAATTAGTTGGCTTTGTTAATTGGGCTTACATACATGACATAACAGAAAAAAGATTTAAGGCTTCAGGCAAGATTAAACCTAATGAATGGAAATCAGGAAACAACATTTGGTTAATAGAAATAGTATCAATTAAAAATACTTTTTCTATGATGCGTTGGGTTTATAATAACTTTAAAGATATTCTTGATGTAGGAGAATCTATTAATTGGTTAAGAACTGACTCTGATATTTATAGAGTTGGCAAAAAGTTTAAAAGGGAGTTTCACGCATAATGGGTGGTGTAGTAGATGCGATTGTAGGTTTAGTTGAAGGGTTTATCTCTTGGCTTATTCCTATGCCTGAGATACCTGAGTTTGATACTCCTGAAGAAGAAAAGGGTGTCTTAATAAACAAATCATCTAACAACGCACAAATCCCCGTTGTATATGGAACAAGGCAAATAGGTATCACTAGAGTTCTAATGGAGTCTAGCGGAACAGATAATAACTATCTTTATATTGCTGGTGTACTTTGTGAGGGAGAAATAAACGCAATTACTTCTATTACTGTAGATGACAAAGAAGTTACTTTTGATGGTGCATTAACTCATGGCACAGTTAGAGAAGTTGATTCTTCAGATGCTAATTTTTACAAAGGTTCATCACATATACAAATACAATCTTTCATGGGTAAAGATGACCAAGTAGCTTCAAGTGTTTTATCTACTTTGACCAACTGGACTTCTGCACACAAACTATCAGGGGTGGCTTATGTTGCTTTACGATTAAAATGGNATCAAGATGTNTTTGGAAATATNCCNACCATTAAAGTAACAGTACAAGGAAAGAAAGTATATGACCCAAGAACAGACACAACAGGATTTTCTTCTAACCCAGCTTTATGTTTATTAGATTATTTAAGAAATGGTAGATATGGAAAAGGATTACCTGACTCTGCTTTTGAATCAGACTTTGCTTCTTTTAAAACTTCAGCGAATACTTGCGAAACACAAGTTACTCCATACTCAGGTGCTAGTGATATTAATTTATTTGATACCAATGCAGTTGTAGATACATCACAGAAAGTTATTGAGAATGTAAAGAAACTCTTAAACCCTATGAGGTCTTTTTTCACTTACACTCTAGGGGTTTATAAACTTCAAATTGAAGGAACAGGATCAGCAGTTAAAACGATTACTTCTGATAATGTAATAGGTGGTGCAAAAGTATTAGGAGAACGAAAAGGGAACAAATACAATAGAGTTATAGGAACATTTATTAATCCTGAAAAGAATTATCAAGCAGATACTATTAACTATCCACCAGCAGATGATTCAGCTTTACCAGTAGCTGATAGACACGCAACAATGTTAGCTGAGGATAATGACACTTTATTAGAAGGTAACTTTGAATTTAATAATATTACTAGTCCTTATCAAGCAGAAGCTTTGTGTGAGGTTATTTTAAGAAGATCAAGAAACCAATTACAAATACAATTACGATTAACTTCTGAATTTTTAGATTTATCTATTGGAGAAATTGTGGCTATCACTTATCCGAGTGGTGGATTTAATGCTAAACCTTTTGTAGTGCAAGGATTAACTATTAATGAAGATTTAACAGTTGATGTACAATTATTTGAACACCAAGATAATTTTTATGCTTGGAGTACCAAGTCAGAAGCACCAACCATACCTGATACTACTTTACCCAATCCTTTTAATGTACAACCACCCGCTTCTGTAACTTTATCTGACCAACTTATTCAATATAATGATGGTACTGTTATTGTAGCACTAGATATTCAAATAGGTGCAAGTCCTGATNNCTTTGTAGATTATTATCAAGTGGAATATAAAAAAAGCACAGAAACAGATTATCAAATACACGCACAAGGTACTGGATTAAATCAAAGGGTTCTTAATGTGATTGACCAAGAAACTTATGATGTAAGAGTTAAAGCTATTAATACTCTAGGTGCTTCATCTACTTATGTAACAGTAAGCAGAACGATTGTAGGTGCAGTTGCACCACCTGATAATGTAACAGATTTTTCATGTAATATATTAGGTTCAGATGCACACCTAAGTTGGGAAGCGGTAACGAACCTTGACCTTGCATATTATCAAATCAGGTTTAGTCAATTAACAGAAGGTGCTGAATGGCAAAACTCAGTCTCCTTAGTTGAGAAAGTATCAAGACCAGCAACTTCAATTACAGTTCCAGCAAGGGTGGGTTCTTACTTGATAAAAAGTGTGGACAAGCTGGGCAACTTTAGTGTCAATGAAACTATTGTTGTTACTACAGTATCTTCTATTGGTAACTTTAATAACATTACTACCCAAACAGAAAATCCTTCTTTCTCAGGAACAAAAACAAACCTTACTTTAGAAAACGATACTTTAAAACTTACTTCTTTAGCTTCTGATGGTACTTATGATTTTTCAGCACCTATTGATATTGGTGCAGTACACAAATCAAGAGTTACAGCTTCCCTTACTCAGTTTGCAGAAGACCCTACTGATCTATTTGATAGTGGTAGAGGCTTCACACTCTTTGATGATGCAACTGGTTCATTTGACGGAGATTCAGTATCTAACTCCAACGCACATTTAGAAATAGCTTTATCAGATGACGGAGTAACTTATACTGCATTTAGAAACTTTGTTATTGGGGATTACACAGCTAGATATTACAAATTTAGATTGTATTTAATTTCAAGAGATGGCTTAACTACTCCTGTTATTAGTGGTGCTTCTGTTACTATTGATATGGAAGATAGAATAGTAAGTCAGAACGATATTGTGAGTGGTGCTGGTACTAAAACAGTAACCTTTACAAATCCATTCAAAACAGCTAATTACGCAGTAGGCATCACTGGAGAAAATATGGCAACGGGAGATTATTTTGTAGTTACTAATAAGACTATAAGTAATTTTCAAGTGACTTTTTATGATTCTAGTGATACAGCAATATCAAGAACATTTGACATGATTGCAAAA